AAACGTCCCATCATTCGGGAGGAGTCTCAAATGACGGAATATCCACTGATGTAAGGGGTACATCAGCGTCTGAGTGATGATATTCATCATGGCAAAGACACGGATCTTCCCTGGTTCTTCCTTGAAGCCTAACTTTCCGAACTGGAGCGGTCCGAGTCGCGCCATCTGATACGCAAGTAAGAAGTCCTCTTCGGTAAGAGGACCCTCACGCCCTCGGATGTGCGGCAAGTTCCGAACCAGTTCCTCTCGAGACGCGCTTCGAAAGTGAAGTTGTGCAAGCCTTAGCAAGCACTTCCGCACTCCCTGCCACGCCCAGAGAAAATCCAGCTCGTCTATCGTCTTGAGCCACTTAGTAAGCGCAAGAGAGTGAGCCCTGTCACTCGACCAAAGGAGTAAATCCAATGGGAGAGCAACAAGAGCCCCCAACCCTTGGCTGTTCGGTGAACTCTTTCGGATAAACGGGATAGATCGGATCGCCAGATCTCGAGTCGGATCCAACTTCCAGTCCGTCCCGGTAATCACCCGGGCCCGGGCATAGAAGCAAGGAATCCACGCTTCCCACCGACCCATAAACGCCGATAGGTCGACCCCCGGGTTAGTTATCGTCCTGAGCTTCAGCGCTCCCTTGAACTCTACCACGCGGTAGAGCCCAAAGAGAGTTAGCCAAAGACGCAGGATAGATAAATCTCCCTTAAGGATCGACGTTCGGTGCTGTGGATTGATGATCCGCGGAAGGCCCTTGCGAGTCCTCGCGACGTTGCCTCCGAGAGCCCAGGGACTTTCCACCACCTGTCCACCGGCCACCTGTTGGGTAACAAGGTAGCAAGTTTTCAAGTAAATGGCCAATCCTCGGGTCCCGGACCCACGTAAGATACGTCTTACGTTCTTGGCGTATCCCCATACTACCTTAACTAACGAGGCCGAAAGTTGCCCAAAGACTAACGGAACTGCCCGTAAAAGCAGTCCCGCCAGTTTTACTTCTGTTTTTACGCAGAAGGACCAGGTTAACGTGCTTGGCACCAGGCGCCCGTAAAGGTGTCTGATGTTCAGCATGGATTTCCATTATGTTTTGAAGCATAGTGGGACTCCCGTTAGCCCTTCGGTTCCCCAACTCCACCTAAGCAGAGCGGGCCGCAGGTCGGCTTAGCAGCCTAGGAGCGGGTGCTCCGTTTCGTTAGTCTTGGCAATATCACGTATACGTGAGCCCCCCAAGACCCCAAACTACCGTCCTTTCGGACTAGTTCCTAGCAAGCTGTCTTAAGATTCGACACTTAGCTGCTTTACTTCACAGCACTTACTAGGTTCGTTCGTTCGAGACCTTGGATTTTCGGTAGGATCCCCAATGCCCGCGTGGCATTGACCTTGGGAGGGCCTTACGGCGTAAGGCGGGTACCGTTCCACTCTCCTTTAACAGAGAGCAACTCGCGCAGGGACGCTTCTACTCCAAGACGACGAAAGTCACCAGATGGGATCCGGTGCTTCTAGCACTGCCCTCTCGGGCGTCGTCCCCGGTAGCCGCGACTACCAATCTCGGCTACGCCGGCCCTCACGGGTACCGGCTCAACGGGATTGCCCCGCTGCTCCCGGCCTCCATCCTGGACCTAGCCTCCCTTTACGACGGGAGTACCAGACTACGAGTCTGACTAGGGACAGAAGGGGTTAACCAGGAGGAACCTTATAACCACTATGCTACACTTGTGGCTTAGGGACGGTTTCTCTGCATTGGTTGCCCAAAACAGAGACTAGGCTCTCCAAGCCCTCCGGGCAAGAGGGTTGTTAGGATTTCACTAGCAATCACTCACTAGTCTCCCCAACCTAAGAACCTATCTAGAAACAGCCATCTGGGACTGCTGGTGGGGTGACTCCCTACTTGTTCATACGCTAGATATGGAAACTCTTAGCAATCGCGCTTAGATGCACGACGCACGTAATACGATCTAACGTATGTTCGTTCGGGTAGAAGTCTACCTGATACGACGATGCCTGCCTTTCCGGCGGC